ACGAGGGGGGGGGGGGGGGGGGCGATCCCCCCGGGGGGGGTCCAAAGGGACATTTACGTCTAAGAGTTTTACTTTATATGCCATACTCTTTGAAAATGGCGCGGGTTGCAAGTGGGTTGTTAATGATACCAATACATTCATAGTTGTCAAGAATAGATGCATAGAGGGAGGAGATCTCTAGTGCGGTTGCATCATACGTCTCAAAGAAAGCTTCGTCAGTGATGACGACAAGTTGTGATCTTGTCAATGCTTTCGATTCAACAAGTGGGGTAGATTCCTTGAATGGATAGATCTTTTTGAGAAAGTCTAGAAAAGGACATGAAATGTCGGAATAGAAGCCTTGTATCAACTGACCTTGAAATATTTGTCCGCGTTCAAGAATGGATAATTTCTTGTTGGGTAGGTCTGTTTTTGTGATACCAAGGGTTCTAAACATGGTTCCAGGAACTAACATAGCACGCCACCTGCCGTCCTGATCAAGAACCGGTTGACGCCGAAGGAAGCGCAAATCGCATGGGCGATGAACCTCGTTAATAGTACAGTGATAGCCGACCGATTCGGAGGCCCGCTGATAAGCTTCAACTGAGATTTCGTCATCGGGGACCATTGAGAAAGCGATAAACATAAGCTTTACTGCAAGCGTATTTATAAGGGTCGTGATAGTTGAACCAGATGAAAGGATGGCTTCAACTGGTTCCAAGATAACCTCCTTCGTCTTACCAGTGATGTTACATTTCTCAGGTGAAACCGATTGAATCTTGATTTTAGATGTGCACTGACGAATCAACTTATTTATGACGTCATCTGCGGGGAACATCTTTGCTAGCAGGCTAAACATGGGTGCACGGTGTGAAACATCACAAGACGCGATATCGACATCAAAGAATCTCTTCTTTCCATCAACATGTACGACAAAAAGTGAATCGTCGCTAAAAATAGCATGATCCATGCGATAATCTGACTTAGTAAACATGTCATGGAACATGGAATCGAGAGCTTCGGCGGTGCATGCACCAATAAATTTACAGCGCGAGCCGGCATGGTAGAAGTAATTCTTGTCAAGGAAATGCTTACAATGACCGGTATAGAATGCCCCTTGCAAAGAAGCATGAACACCGAAGTCGCCAATAGTACGACCATATTTACCGGCTTTAGCAATCTCATCAAGCTTCTGTTTGATTCGAAACGGTTTCACTTGCCATAAATCCTTGTGAGCTAAACCCATCTCATACACATCTTTCATAGCAGCAACACGCATAACACGTTTAGGGTGTGTATCAGGTGCGTGCGCGTCAGCCTCTTCAACCATGTTGAACCACTCAATACGAGCGGCTGCAGAATATTCAATGATCTTTCGCTCATGCATGTTGGTGAAGTCTTTCATGTTTTGCAAAAGTATCTCTTCATAATTGGCTCGCGGTGGTAAACCACGCTCAATCATAAACTTGTCCTCACGCACTGCAGTTTGCCTCCTGAGCGCACGCGATAAATTGTGATCGCTCTTAGAGTATATGACTCCAGTGTTTGAGAAAGAATTACACACCCTAGATCTCTGACTGCCAGTGGTAACTGGCGGGAAATCGGGAGTACAACCAAAGAATAAATCACCGTTAGACGCAATATATTGGTGACCAGATATAACCTTGAAACGAGAGTTCCAGGTATATGCGTTGTCGACATGACACGTGATTGCGCTTAGCTTGACTGCCCCGGTGTCCACGTAAGCGAGCGTGGAAGGGCATTGACTTTTCCCATAGAGTCAACCTGAGGGATGCGCGATGATTCGCCGCCGAACTGAAGATTCATCGTTGGCATTGTGAGCTGTAACCCATATACAAGACTATTTTCATACGCGTCAAGATTTACCTCTCTTATAGCGTCGAAATCGGCATGTTTCCTGCATATCTCATTGCGCAACTGTGCATAAGCATGTTTCTTAATGCGAAACTTGCGCGAACCATTAACTAGTTCAACAACGGTTAATGCCTCTTTAAGTGCGAACTGATGAACCCAAGAGGATAAATCGAGATGCACGAGGCGCGCCGTATACTTATTATAACCAACGTCGATCCAAGTCTGTTCAAAAGCGTAGCCAGCGATTGAGATTAGGCCGTGGAAGTATGTGGTGTCATATTGCGTCATTTCGGAAATGCCAAGCGAGGGAGTTGTAATGAATCTGAATTTATTGAAAACGAAGCCAAAATAACCATTTTTGTCAGTGGGTGTTGCCAGGTAAATGTTCCTACTTGCGTAGGCAGATCTCTGCGACTGCAGGTCCTGAAGCGGATGTTGTGGGAAGGTGGATGTATGCGGTGATGTGGAAATCAAGTTGAGAGCGCCAAGAAGAAATTTCTTACTAGCCATCCATGCCATCGGAGAATGTTTCATAACGAGTGGCATCACTATTGCTGCCGGATTGACAAGTAGCAAAGTGTGTGCTGGAGCGCGTGTAGCAATCTCCATGAAGGGATCCTCATCAGGCGGCAGATCGAGAGGCGGTAAAAGCATCTCGTGCGGCGGTGGCAAAATAAGGTGTGCAGGTGGAGCACTTGGCTCAACAGCGGAAAGCGCATGATCATCAATAAGGGTGATAAAGTTGTCATCATCGGTCAATACAAGATGAGCTGGTGGCGCAGAAGGTACGTCACGTGGCGACTCAAGAAGTTCGAAATGACGCACTGGAGGACAAAGCTCATTAAGTTGACAATCGAACGTTGACATGTCAACTGAAGTGTTGATTTTCTTCTTCTTTTCTCTAGTCAACTTTGGCTTTGATAACGATGCATTGAGGTTAACCTCTTCCGCTTCATCCGAGTACTCCTCTACTGAAAGGGCGCCGTAGGGGTTATCATGCCTAAACCCAGCGAATGGATCACTGTCGATTTTAGACATAGTTTCATTACGACGCATCTCCAATTTCTCCTTCCCTGTGATTTTCTTTGTAACGCGAGTTTGCTTGGTTTGAGCCGGTTGCGGTAAAGTAGATACGGGAGGAGTGTGGCAAGCGGTCGCAAAATCACCAAAAACCAAGAGAGGCTCATCTGAGTGGTCACAAACACAAAGATCAGGGAGATGATAATGGCACTTAAGGTCAGAGCAATTGATGGCGTTGCAGATGGCGAGGTCCTTCTTTTCTGCGAGTCGACGAGTGGCTCCTTTAGACGCAGGTTGAGTCGGCTTTTTATCAGCAGAATCACGCTTGCGGGTCATATGATAGTGACAGCAGTTTTTACACTGACAGCCGAAGGGGCATTCAACGACCTTGTCGTGATCATCAGTGCCTGTATAGGACCCATTGTTACCATTCAGGCTACTCGTAGGCACAAAAATGGCGGGTACACTAACACCAAATTCAGACCAATCAGTTCCAGTTGACCAAGGGATTGGATTTGTCTCAGGTGAATCGTCATCGTTGTCATGAGAAGGGACGAACGGATTTGACGTTGCGATTGAAGTGGAAGTAACGAGCTTCTTATTTGATCTGCGAAACGCCTTTAATTCGGAATAGGTCATGTATCTTTTCAATTCGTTGACAATAGTTGACTCTTTACCATGCTGATGTGAGGCAAGCTCACGAATGCTGGTGATAGACTCGGATGAGTAGAGGTCAGTTCTTTCAAACTCAATGTGCAAAACATTGAATCCATTAGCGATCAAATTGAGATAAGACTGTCTAATACTCATGGTAGGGACGAATGGTATGCTGGCGAAGCGTGACGATGTTCTCTTGATTCTCAGGGCTTTAGAAAAGATAACGTTGTAGAGCCAACAGAGGTTTTGCTCAGGATATCTCTGAAACGTAGCACTTCGCTCAGAGATGTCGTGAATAAACTCATAATTTGCAGGTGAGGCGACAGAAAACTTACGCTTACCGTCGAAAGGCAATTTTGTTTTACCGGGCGGGCCCGGTTTGCCTGCATTGCTGGAGTAGTTACTTCGCTCACGTACAGTGTGGTTGGCCACCTTTACGAACATAGCGTCATCGGAGCTAAACTTAACTCGAATACGAACGTTAGACTCACCGTGGCTACTGAAACCTTCTTTTGAATGCATGCGGTTATTGTTTCCTGCTTTCTTGTCAGCACGAATTTGTTGCTTTTTCTGTATAGACTGGGGAGCTCTATTCATGATTCGTGTTGTGGCTTCTTTGTTGAAAGAAGTGCGCTATTTCGCGCGTTGTCGTTAGACAGTGGGGCGATCCGTGTCAGGGATCGTATTTTACCGACATTTGTGTGTAGTGCAAGTGTGATGTGAATGTCGGGTGGAATCGAAGGTAAAAGGATAAAA